TAGTAGTTGAACCTTCATGCCCGCTGAATAGTTCAAAATGATCTCGTTGAGGTTTAAAAACCAAGTATTCGGTTTCGCTCAGATTGTAAATGAATGTATTTTCCATAACCTATTATTTCTTATATCTATTTTCAAAAGAGTATTTTTGAACTGCTGCCACAACAAGGGCGATTAATCCGTAGAGGAATAGTACTGCTAAATATTTCATAACTTATTTCTTTTTAACTTATACTTAATATACGAAAGTCCTGGTAAAGAAGCAACTGTTCCTGCCATTAAAGTGAAAATATTTGGATGCCAATGCTCACCGCATGCCCCAAACAAATGCTTTACTGCTTCTATCATACCGTAAGATACGAAGAATAATTCAATAAAGCAAAAAAAGTTACTGTGTTTTGTGTTTGTCGATCTTATCTAGGATCGCTGTCAAAGCTTCATTTTTAATAAAGCCGGCCTGTGCTGCATTCTTTAATGCACTGATTACTTGAAATACTATTAATGGGATAAGGATCGTTTCTGATAACCAGGATGTTCCTTTGAATCCAGCTTCAACCATTATCAAGGCCGTCAAGGTTATAATCCAGGCAGTTAATGTTTTTAAGATTCTAACTGCTTTGTAAGTCTTAAAGCCTTCTCTTTTAGTTCCGGCAATGATACCGAAAAAACCATCCATGAAGATTACTGCAACAACGGCAAGGTACTGCTCTGAGTTTTCCATTGCTAAGTTAAAAAAATAGCTGCAAATGAATGCAAATGCTGCCGATGTTAGTAGTAATGTCGTCTTCATATTATCCTATTTGATCGTCTAAGTGGTCTGGAATGCCGTCACCGTCGACGTCGCATATTTCAACGTATCCAAATGCTTTCATAAAACTAGCCACTCTCTCTTTTAGATCATTGTCTGTATCTTCAAACCAATCTTCTTTTAGATTGTCATGATCTAGGATAGCAATCAGTGCGCTATAAATTTTATCAACATTCTCAACCAAGTAGATGTCGGATGCCATAAAGTCTAAGCTAAAAGCATAATCATCAATCTGTGGAATTTTAATTAGAGAATCGATTTTACCAATCTTCTTTTCTTTTAAAGGCATTTCTTTGCCGAACTTGTGAACGTATTCGCCCACGTAGATGTAACCCTGTCCTTCTGGTAATGTAAATTCGCTCATCTTATTTTAGTAAATTGTAATACTCTTTGAAATGTTTAATTCTGTCAGCAAGTCCAATTGTTCCACCGTTAACTCTTTTAGTAACTGCAGTAACTGTTGCATCATCTGCTCCTCTGTCGCAAATGCCCCATAACTTATTTGTATCAAAGAACCAGGCAGCAGATGCTAAAGGATACTTTGTAGCTACTAAATCTGGGTTGGTTGTTGTATCTTCAGGAACAAACTTGTCGAAAGCCATATAATTTGCTTTCCCGGTTAATTGAATGTAACCTCTTCCTCTGAATTTAAAACCTTCTCCTGTTGCTTCTACTCCATTACCCATTCTACCTCCGTAGACTCTTGAGGCAATCTTTTCCGGCTTACGAGCATAAGCTTCAGCTAAAGCCAAAGTTGGAAAGTATTTTCCAAAGATGCCCTGTAGTCCTTTTGAGGAATAGTTTAGATTCTCCTGAACGGCTCTAAACCCACCTGATTCATGACCGCATTGAGCCAGGAAGTGAGCAAGTCTCAAAGGAGAGGTGATATTAAATTTTACAGCAGTGTCAGCAATTTGAGCTATTACTGCATCGGGAATGTGTCCCTTTAGTTTGTCTAATTTAAATGGACCTGATGGGATGGAAGCTGCAGCTGGTGCAGGGGCGGTACCTGGAGTTGTCCCGAACATCTTATTCCATGTTCCGTCTCCTACTATACCGTCAGCAGTTAATGCATTAGCTTTTTGCCATGCCTTAACCGCTTCTTCTGTCTTAGGTCCAAAAGTACCTATTGCTTCAACGCCTAGTTTGGCTTGAAGTTTTTTAACGTCTTCGTTATTATCACCTCTTTTAAGTAACATAATTACCCTTCTTCTTCTTCTTGTTTTGGACTGTCGATATCTTTCTTTCTGTTAGTCCATTTGTCAATAGATGCAATACCGAATGAACCGAGTGTTATCACCATAAATCCGTCGAAAACGACTTTGTTGACTACAAATTCTTTACCGAAGTAACCTGTAATAATGTCTACCAAAAATGCTAGACAAAGCATTGCGAAAGAGATAAAACCCACAACGCTCTTTTCGTTGATTGAGTTGTTATCGTCGAATAATTGATGGAAAAATTTTTTCATATCTTTGTTCTTTTGTTATAAATATCAGAACTTTTTGGAAGCATCCTTGAGACTTGCCTGTAATGCTTTAGAAAATGCTTTTTTATTCAAAGGAACCTCACCATTCTCAACATTTAAGAACATTGCAAAGACGAAAGTGCGTCTTTCTCCTATTCCTTCCCAGGTTCCTGTATTAAAGGCTACTGAAGTTTTAACAATATAATCCTTTCTTAACCATTGAATGCCCATAATATTAAGCATTTGCTGCGGCGAATAAACAGAATCAATATAAACAGTGACTGTAAATCCTGATGAGTCTTTAGGAGAGTATCCTTTCTGTTCAATAATATATTCTTCAACTGTTTCTTTTACCCCGAAGGTAATATCTCTTCCGCCAACTTTTTGGATCTGAGTTTTGTTAACAACATCAACATGAAAGAAGGTCGAATCGGCAGGAGCCAAAGCAAATAAAACGGTAGCAAGTAAGTTAAGCATATACTAATAAATATTAGTAGGTTACTGCCCCTGCATAACCCGGTGCTATAATATAGAGATTTAATGTTCCTCCTGTTGTTAAGGTGGAGGTTGTGTATGTACTAACTCCCGGGTAAGTGTTTCTAACGTTGGTAGTTGCTGCTTTAATTGCATTATATTCCGCTGTAGTGAATATCCTAACATCGGGTGCTGTTCTCCATCTAGAAAATAACCCTGCCTTCCTTGCTGCCACATAATACTTATCTGCTACCGAGATTGCTTTATCGTCATTAACATCAAACATGTGAAAAGATAAACCGTTCCGGACTACCTTACCTAATATAACATTAGAGACTCCTTGTATATCCGAGGTTGTATAAGCTTGAATTCTAGTAGGGGCATCTATTTGAATGTAGTATTCTTTCGATGGGTCATATGCTTCAGAAATAGTATAGTAACCTGCTGAATTAGTATAAATTGTCTTATAGAGAGCCCAAGAAGATGTTGTAACTAAATATTCAAACTCTAGTACATATGCTAAACTACTCCCGTTATTTAAGTCATTCCATCTTCCATTAGATACAAACTGCACATAATCTTCATTACCTGAGTTATTTGGTTCCCCTGAGTTCCAGTTAGTATAAGAATAAGTCTCTCCTGTTACCCATCTCCAAGTTCCTTCTGTTACTTCATCTGTTAACCCTATCCATCCTGAAGGCCATAAAGCATATAAAAAATTTTGTTCACCTGAGCTTGTAATGGTTACTAAATGCCCACCCATGTTAGCGCAGTTAGTTCTGGCTGTAGTCCAGTTAGCTACTCCTGTAGAACGGTAATAAGAGTGTCCTCCGTAATTCTGCTGATTAGTAAAGCCTGTAATCGTTTGGTTTGTTCTTCTATAAAGTTTTATAGCAACATTGGAAGCTCCTGACCCATTTGCATTATAAAGATAACCTGAATAGTTAAATTGCCCTATTAAAGAATTAGTTAGGAGTAATAATATAACTATTAACCATTTCATATTTTTAATTTTGCTCCCATTAGTATTTGGTAGTTGAGAATATCCTTACCAGCAATATAAGTACCTCCGGCAGTAATTCCAACTCCGAATGTCTTCGTTAGTTTATAATTAAAGTTTAAAAACGGAATAACGATTGGTTTAGCTTCAAAGAGAGACTCTGTGTAATACTTGGAGTATGGTGAATACACACCGGCCATAATCACTGTAGCATCTAAGCTCTTAGTTACTTTTCCTTTGTACATAAAACCTCCGATAACAATAGTTGAAATCATTTCTTCTCCAAACATTTTACCGTAAGAGCCGGCTGCACCGTAAAGTGCTGTAAAGTTTTTAACTGAGTTTACTCTAACAAATAGAGCTGTATTTGTAATTGATTTAGGTAAAATACTTAACCCATCTGAAATTACATTAATGTGTTTGTTTCCTTTCTTGTTTGCTCCTATCCAGGATCTAACTACTGAGAAGTTTCCAATCTTTGCATTCACCATGTAGTCGGCTGAAAAGCCTATTGAGGCTGATCCATCTCCTTTTACCTTGGTGA